GCTAAATTTGAAGCAAAATATTGCTGGTCAATTCCTCTTTTGTAAGCTTTAAGAATTTCGTTTTTCTTTTGCTCTTCAATTTGTTTTTCACCTATAATTATGTTAAGAATTCGTTCAGTGTCACGAGGATTGTAAAAAAAAGTATGTGGTTTGACTTTATCTAAAAAAGATAAATAACTACTCATAAAGAAAAAAAGATCTTATGACAGTTTAAAACTCGTCTTCTACGTTTCGCTTTTCTCTTTTTTGCTCTTTTTTGTTATCTTTTTCATTATTTTCATCTTCTTCTATATCTAATTCTTCCTCTTGAACTGCATTGTTATTTCTTCTAGTATATTTTATGTATTCATTTAGCAAATCTGCATATTTATTTAGAAACTCTGAGATTAACCTTAGATCTTCTGCATCATTAGCAGTTATTCCAATTTGTTTTCTGAAATTATTTTGTGGATGTATAGTAATACTATATCTTACATTTCCGTTTTCTGGAACTGCATTTAACTGAACTACTATTCTCTTTATTCCCTTAATTTTTAAAACTCGAGATGCTATTTTGTTTGATTGTTTTGCACTTTTCCCTAATTGATCTATTATTTCTTTTAAACTACTCATCTTATTCGCCTAATTAATAGCTAGCAATATGACATATTTATATATTGAAAAAGATCTAGATTGTGACTTTTGTTAGTAAAAAAATCCTTTAAAAAAATATTTAACTTAATTGGAAGAATACGGATCTTATTATTTTCGCTATTTTGATATTATACCTTTTAGCTAATTCTTCTAATTTTTGATAATACAATTGGTCTACCGTAAAAAAAACACGTTCGTCGTAAACCTCACTACCTTCTAGTTCCTTGAATTCTTTTTCAGAATTTATTATTTTATTAATTTCTTCTTTTATTAATTCTCTTTTCTCATAAAAAATAGATTTATATTTTCCTGGTATTCTCAACTCTATATACTTGTTTTTTTGCTGTTTCATAATTTTCCATTCTTTCAAGTATCGTATAAATATGACATATACATTTAACTGTCAGGTATTCATTTACGTATGTGGATTATGAAAAAGTTTTTACTTATCACTTTCTTTATTCTTATACATATTTTGTCACAATCACGACAAATTATCGATATAATTCAACAACTGAAATTTTTCAGAAATTTCGGCAATATGTATATAATCATGATGAAAATTCTCATGTTTTCAGCGTTAAGGAATATACAACTAAATTGAAAGGACTTCATTATCATATTCTAGTTTTTACAAATAAGAAACTTGATTATTCAAAAATTCATAAAAAAATGCTTGAGCATTCAGATATAAATATTCAATTAGTTCCAAAAACAAAAACAGATATAAAAAATGTATTTAAATATATGATGAAGCAGAAATTAGGATTTTGAACTTCTTTCTTTTCCTAATTGATAACCGCCATGAATTAATAAGGTTGATAGAAGAATATACAAAATATTTACATAAGTTGAATTATTTAAAAACGAAGGATTTACTGATATAAAAACTAACATCAATACAAATAAAATGCTGTGAATTGTAAAAGCAATTATACTAAATGTTTCATCTGTCATATGATAATTATTATTTTTAAGCTACTTATAAATTATCATGAAAAAATTAAAAAAGATATAAAAAAAGTTTTGACTTTTATGTTAAGGAATAAGAAATAATTTATTTAGCTTGAGTGTTCTTATCTTGTTCAGCTTTCTTTTGAGCTAAACTATTTACGTCTTTAAGTGTGTCCATATTCAAAATTGCATTAATTCCAAGAGTTGTAGTATCTTTTATACTTTCTACTGCTGAAATTGTTGATTTTGTCATTTCGTTAATTGAATTTTGGAATGTTTCGTTGTTTTGTTTTTGATTGTAAAGATGAACAACTTCACCAACAATATATGAGCCTACTAATGTTCCCATTAGTATTAGAAATCCTTCTAGTGCATATTCTGGGATGTTCATTCTAATTCTATTTTATACAATTTGCTTAATATTAAACTTTATGCAAAAAATCGAAATATATTTATCTTTTTATTTTTCGTAATAAGTTTATTATTGTCAAGTTACTTTTCTAGTATTATGCAGAAGCAATTATTAGAAAAAATAAGACAAAATCCTTATTTTTCAGTTGAAAAATTTGATGAAACTGAATTTAATAAGTTACCTGAAGAAAATAAAAGAATAGATTACGGCGTAACTTATCAAAATTTTGATAAAAATACAGGCTGTCTTAATTGGCTAATTTACAATAATACTTCATTTGATTATGATTTTGTGTTAGTTAGAGGAACTCCTCTTGTAAAACCTTACGCATTTTTGAATTTTTATACTGAAGTATACAAAGCATTTGAAATCATCAATTTTATAACTAGTGATAATAGACATTTAGATTATAACTATGAAACACCGTATAGAGTTGCATTAGTTCAGGATTCTAAAAATAATATTAATTATGCAGGAGTTTTTAATGTTCCTGCAAAAAAGAAATTAGTGTTAGAAGAGTGTGGATTTTCTGAACCTAACAATTTACCTAATTTCTATGAAATTTTTCCAGCATTTCCAGAAAAAACATATGAATATTTTGTCGAATATAACCCAGTTGAAATAGCTTTATACACTATGGAAACTGGAATTCCAGTATTAAATGCACCATTTCCAATATATCTCCAAGAAGTTGAAAAATATACAGTTGATCATAAAATACCTTTTGCTAATCCTAGAAATTTTATAACTGCAAATTGGCTAAAGAAAAAGATATTTAGATATCTAGGGATTTAATAATGCTAACTAAATATTTGTTTTTTAAGGTAATATTTATTGTTATTTTTTCAATTATTTATGCATTTGTTGAAGTTAAAACACCGTTCTATTATTACATTAATATTTATATTTATCGTATAATTTATTTTATTTTATTTTTTACAATTTCTTTAGTCCCAAGTATTAAATTAACTTTTTCACTTTTTTTCTATAGCATGTCACTAGAAGACATATTTTATTGGTTTTTTGATAATAAATTACCAGTTTCTTATTGTTGGTATTATCCAGTTTTTTATCATATCCCAATTGTTGATATTATTGAAATTTTAATTGCAACTATTTTATTAAAGTTTAAAACTTCTAATTTTAGAATTCAAGAGTTTCATAATTCAGAATCTTGTGGTATGTGGTATTATTTTACTCATGGGAAAACTCATGATTTATATGGTCTTTTAATTCTAATTCTATTTAACATAATTTTGTATTTTACAACTAATATTTCTCTAGTTAAGTTTATCTCAATTGCTGATATTATAATATCTGTTGCGATATTTGTAGATTTATGGAGTCATTGTTTTCATCATTAGATATTTATTTAGAAATAGAATCTATAGAAAAAATCTATATATATAAATATGTCATAATGAGTAAGTTTAAGTTAGATAAAAATGTCAGGAGAAATATTAGAAAAAAGCAAAAAGGAAAAGGTTGTTTTTGGGATTAATATAGATAAGGAACTAAAAACCAAATTAAAAGTATATTGTGCAAATAATAACATAACAATGACAGAAGCGATAGAAGAAGCACTTACTGAATATTTACAGAAAAGGCAATAAAAATGTATGTAATGTCAATTAAAGTTGATGAGAAATTTTTAGACGAAATTGACAAATACGCAGTAAATCATAGATTATACAGATCTGAAGTAGTAAGATTAGCTCTAACTGAATTTCTAGATAAGCATAAAGAAGATAAAGAAATTGATCAGAGTACAGTAGAAAAAATTAGATTAAAAGAATATTAAATAAAAAAAGTTATTATTTTTTTTCTTTCTAACTTGTGTACATTGCTCTTACATTTTTCTCTTTCTGAGTTTCGAATTTTGGAATTGTAACATTATTCTGTCCTTGATATTTTCCGTTATACGGCTTTTCGACTGGAGTTACTGTTTTTGCGAAAATTAAGTGTAGAAATCTTTCGCCAGTTCTTAATTTAACTGGAAATTCTGAGCCTACAATTTCTATAGTTAGTTGCCCCTTAAATCCTGCATCTACAATCGTAGGAGGAATAAATAGCCCTAATCTCGCATAAGTAGAACGTAAATTGACAAAAGCCATAACATCATTTGGCAATTCTATATTTTCCATTGTTGTCATTAGCACATGTTCATGCGGAAAAACTATGAAATGATCTGAATCTATCACAGTATAGAAATCTTCAATTTTTTCTCCAACTTCAAAAACTTTGTCAATTTTTGATAATAAAGCAAATTGTCTGCCAATTCTTAAGTCAATTCCATTTTCTCTTACTATTTCTTCAGAAAAAGGATTAATTTTTATCAGATCTTTTTCCAAATAATATTTTAAATCTCTATCACTTAGAATCATATTCTTTCTATTTAAAAAAAGAAAATATGACAAATATATTTTCTCAGTTCTTACCTTGAGATTTAGTTGTAATTATTTCTATAGCAGTATCATTTATAATTTTATATATTTTGCCGTTACATAAAATAAAATAATCCCCATTATCAAAAATTATTTTACTTTTATCATAATTTTCTAGATTTTTTGAATCTAAATCTTTTTGTTCTTTCATGATTATAACTTTCTATAACATGACAAATTTATACGCAGTTAATTTTTCCTTTTTAATCTTTTAATTTCATCTTTTAGATCATCAATTTCGTTGTAAATATCAGCAAAAATACTAAACATTTCTTCATATATTAATGCAAAAATTCCAGATATAAAAACCGCTAATATTATGGCTTCTAATATATTTTTTGATAAAATTTCTAATGTAAAAACTACAAAAGCTGGGAATATAAAAGTTAGGAAAGCTAAAAAGACAATTATTTTACCTCATGTTCTACCCATTTTTTCACATTTTTATTTTTCATTTTGTGACAAATTTATGAGTATCTATTTTAAGTTATTTAGATTTATTTTCAATTATTTTAATTACTTCTTCAAACAATTCTTTTAATTCGTTAAAAT